AATTTGATTCTATTATCCAAAGATTAGACAAACAAGGATCTATTGAAGAAAATGTTATTTTCTTAAACAGAGAGTTTGGATTTGATATTGATGATATGTTAGCTTCTCAAAATTCTTATGGTGCAAATGGCACTTCTTATGGTCTTTTTGACAATGATAAGGATATGGCATTAAACTTAGGGTTTACAGGATTTAGAAGAGGATATGACTTTTACAAGTCTGACTGGAAATACTTAAACGATCCTACAATGAGAGGTGGTTTAGTAGGTGGAAAAATCAACGGTATTTTAGTACCAGCTGGTTCAACTACAGTTTATGACCAAGTACTTGGTAAAAACGCTAAAAGACCATTCTTACACGTAAGATACAGAGCTTCAGAAACTGAAGACAGACGTTATAAAACTTGGATTACAGGTTCTGCAGGTGGAGCAGCTACTTCTAGCTTAGATGCAATGGAAGTAAACTTCTTATCAGAAAGAGCTTTATGTACTTTAGGTGCTAATAACTTCTTCTTATTTAAACAATAAGAATAACAATTTGTAATTTTTACCCTCGTTTTAAAACGGGGGTAACTATTACTTTATAAACTTTAAATTAAATCAAATGAAAAAATTAAATAAAACTGTCTTAAAAGACAAAACATATAAATTAACAGGAGATGTTGCTCCTTTAAGCCTTATGATTCCAGCTAGAAATAGCAGAAGATCACCGTTAATGTATTTTGACGAAGAACAAGGTATCAACAGACCTTTGCGTTATGCAAAAAACCAAAAAAGTCCTTTTGAGGACGAACAAGATGGAAATGCTATTTTAGAACCAATTGTGTTTGAAGATGGTTTTCTTTTTGTACCAAAAACAAATCCTGTACTACAAGAGTTTTTATCTTTACATCCTTCTAATACACATTTATTTATTGAGGTTGATAAAGAAGTAGATGCTAATGTTGATGTTGAGTATTTAGACTATGAATTAGAAGCTCAGGTTTCTGCAAAAGATTTAAGTCTTGAATTAATGGAAACAATAGGTAGAGTAGTTATAGGTTTAAATGTAGATAAATTAAGTTCTGCAGAGTTAAAAAGAGATATTAGGTTATTTGCAAAAAGATATCCTCAAGATTTCTTAGAGTCTCTTAACGATCCATTATTGATTATGCAAAACAAGTGTTCTCAATTTTTATCTAACAGTTTAATTATAATGAAAAACGAAAAAGACGTTTATTATAACTTAAAACAAAATAAGAAAAAACTTTTAACTGTTCCTTATGGAGAAGATCCTTTATTTATACTGGCATCATTTTTTCAAAGTGATGAAGGACAGCAAGTTTTTACTTTATTAAGTAATAGATTAAAAAAAGTAGACGAATAAAAACAACTAACTTTAAAAGAAGGCTCTAGAAATAGAGTCTTTTTTTTTTACTATATTTGTAGAAACAATTAATAAAAAACATATAATGTCAAAACTTATATCTATACCTATTTCTCTTCAAGTAGATTCAGGTACTCAATCAACACTTACTTCAGGTACAGCAACGGCTTATGTAGCTAATTCATTAACTGATGCTACAAAAGACTTTGTAACTCTAGGAGTTAAAGAAGGTGATACAGTAACAGACACTGTAAATAATGACACAGCTTTAGTTATTCTTGTTGCACCAGGAGATGATCCAACAGTTTTAACTTTAGATGCAGATATTTTTTCAGCAGCTAACGAAACTTACAATATATCTGTTCCTGCAAATGTTCTTTGTCAAGATAATCAAAATTTTATTGCTAGCGTAAGTATTGGAGATTTTGTATTTAATTCAACAGACAGTACATCTGCTCAAGTAACATCAATAGTAAATAATAAAAGAGTTAATTTAGATAGTTCAATAATGGCTGTCGGAGAAGTATATACTGTAAATAGTGGGTCGCAATCTAGTCCTCTTATAGTAAATGTAGATTCAGTTGTTACAAGCGCTTACGCTTCAGCTACTTCAACTAAAATATATTGTAAAGGAGATTATGTAATTACATTAGCTAATACAAGTGATTTTAATGAGTATGCTAATAAAGCAATACAAAATGCTTTAATATCATCTTATGATTCATTAAGTACTGTTGAAAAGGTAATAATAACACCTCCAACAGTAGTATTTACTACATCAGCTATAGCATAAAACACAATAGTTTATTTAAATTATAGAGAGGTTTCAATAAAATGAAGCCTCTTTTTTTTTTCGTATCTTTGTTTAAATAACAATTTGAAATGATTAACACGGTAAGAGCAACAGTCTTGTCAATTGCAAATAAAAACAATTACGGATATATAACTCCTAGTGATTTTAACTTATATGCAAAACAAGCTCAACTAGATATATTTGAAGATTATTTTTATCAATACAACAGCTGGATTATAAAACAAAATGCTCGTGTATCTGGTAGTGAATATGCAGATATTTTAAAAGGATTAGTAGAAGTAATTGATAGTTTTTCTGAAACAAGAGGGTTAACTACATCTGGTATTAATTTATATAATTTACCAGAAAATTATTATTTAATTAATAAAATAAATTACTATCCTAATGCAGTTTTTTCTTCAACTACTACGGCAGCTGGAGCAAACACTTTAACAGATACTAACGCAACGTTTACTACAACCGGAACGGTATTACCGGGTCAGTTTGTTACTAACACTTCTTTAACTAGCGTATCAGCTGGTTTTGGAGCTTATATAGTTAGTGTAGATTCAGAAACACAATTAACATTATCTGAGAATCCATTTGGTAGTGCTGCAACAGTTGGAAATTCTTATACCATTGTTACTACAACTGGTATTAGAGAAGTAGAAAGAGTTTCTCAAAATAAAATATTTTATTTAAACTCATCTTCATTAACTTCTCCTAATATTTCTTATCCAGCTTATGTTTTAGGTGGCGCAAATAATCTTTTAACAGGTAATACCATTACAGTATATCCTGACACTATTATTGGTGCTGGTAAAATTTTATCACAATATATAAGATATCCTTTAGATCCAAATTGGACTTATAGTTCATTAACAGGTGGCGAACCTGTTTTTGATGAGGGTGCAGCAGATTATCAAGACTTTGAACTTCCTGATTCTGATGAGCCTAATTTAGTAAACAAAATATTACAATATGCTGGTGTATCTATTAGAGATAAAGACATAGCTGTTTTTGGTAATATTCAAGAACAAGAAGATAATCAACAACAATCATAAGCTATGGCATATATAACAGACTATCAATATTATGAAAACGGAGGAGTAAATCCTACGAACTCAAACTGGGGGTCATATCAATTTGTATCATTAGACGATATAGTAACTAACTTTATGTTAATGTATGTTGGTAATGATAAATTAATAAACAATGTAGAAAAATATAATATTTTATTTCACGCAAAAAGAGGAATTCAAGAATTGAATTATGATGCAATGAAAGAAATAAAAATACTAGAGCTTAGTGTATGTGATCAATTAAGGTATGTTTTACCTCCTGATTATGTAAACTGGGTAAGAATTTCTGTATATCAAAATGGTGTATTAATGCCATTAACCGAAAATATACAAACAAATTGGAGTAATTCTTATTTACAAGATAATGACTGTAAAATATTGTTTGATGAAAATGGAAATATACTAAAACCAGAAAACTCTACTATAGATATGGATAGAATTGCTGGAAGCAAAAAAAGTCTTTATTTAAATTCAAACAGTAGTCAAGATGGTAATATGGGTTATAATATTGATGGGTCTTGGTTTTTTGACTATAGTGTTGGTCAACGTTATGGTCTTAATACAGAAACTGCAAATTCTAATCCTACATTTACAATTAATAAAGCATCTGGTGTAATTAATTTTAGTTCTGGAGCTTCTGATAAACTAGTTATTCTAGAATATGTTTCAGATGGTATGGAGAATGGTGTAGACTCACAGATTAATTTAAATAAATTATTTGAAGATTTTATCTATGCTTATATTAAATATGCTATATTAACTAGCAAATACGGTGTTCAAGAATATATAATTAATAGAGCTAAAAAAGAAAAAACAGCTTTATTAAGAAACGCCAAAATAAGATTAAGTAACATACATCCAGGAAGATTGTTAATGAATCTTAGGGGTCAAGATAAATGGTTGAAATAATATGCCACAGTTTACAAGAAATTTTATAAAAGGAAGAATGAATAAAAGCGTTGATGAACGATTAGTTCCTCAAGGTGAATATATTGATGCTTTAAATTGTAGGCTTGGATCTACAGAAAACACTGAAATAGGTGCTGTAGAAAATTCTTTAGGAAATACAAAACTTACAACTTTAACTTATGAAGGATTAGCATTAAGCTCTCAAGCAAAATGTATTGGAGCTTATGAAGATGGTGGTGAGGAAACTATGTACTGGTTTATAAATGATCCAGCAAACGTAAATTCAAATACTGGTAAAGTTGATATGATAGTATCATATAATACTAAATTAGATTTGTTATTCTATCACGTTATATCTACTAGTCTTTTAAACTTTGATGATACTTATTTAGTTACAGGTATTAATCTTATAGATGGGTTATTGTTTTTTACAGATAATTTAAATCCTCCTAGAAAAATAAACATAAACAGAACATATCCATATCCAATAAACGATGTTGATCAAGTTACTGAACAAGATATAGGTGTTATTGTAGCGCCACCTTTATTTGCGCCTACACTTACACCAACTCAACAAGGCGGAGGAGAAAATTATATGACAGATATAATGATTTCTTTTGCATATAGATATAAGTATGAAGACAACGAGTATTCTGCTGTTTCTCCTTTTTCACCAATATCTTTTTCACCAGGACCATTTCAATTAGATTTTTCTACCTATGATAATATAGGTATGCAAAATGTATTTAATAGTGTTATTATGAAATTTAACACAGGTGGAAAAAATGTAAAAGGAATAGATTTATTATTTAAGTCAACAAATTTTGCAGCAATAAATGTTATTGAAAGATTTAATAAATTAGATCAAGGTTGGTTAGATAATGTTGAACAAACATTTCAATTTACAAATCAAAAAATATATACTGTTTTACCAGAAGCTCAGCTTTTAAGACTTTTTGATAATGTGCCTAAAATTGCACAATCTCAAACACTTATGGGTAATAGACTTATGTATGGCAATTATGTTGATGGATATAATATTACAAATCAAAATGGTCAAGATGTATATTTAGACTATAGTTTAGATTTAATATCAGAAGATTTAGATGCTGGAGAAACTCCTTCAGTAAATACTACTTTTAATTATAGTATAGACGGATCAGTTTCTGTTATTAACGGAACGGCTACATACGATACAACTGGGTTTGATTTAAAAGCTGGTTCTCAAATAGGTATTTCTTTTAATTTAGGTCATTCTCAATTTTCTGGAGCTGCTGAATATGTAGATGGAACAGAACCTTTAAATCAATATGAATCTACGTTTTTATTTAACGTTCAAGAAGACTTTTCTAATGCTTATGATTTAGTTAATTCTCCATCATTTATAGCTGCAATGTCTGAATTTGTTGCGCCTTCTAGTTCTACTTGTTTTTCTCAATTATGTTCTACAGGGTGTGAAAGTGGTACATCAGTTACAGATTTAATTAACTGTGGTGTTGTTGCTAAAACAAGTTGGTATAAAGTAGGTTTTGGAATATCTGGTACAAATCAAGGTATTGTAATTGGATCTACTCCTGGTAGTAATAGTTTTTCTTTAACTGTACAAGCAATAAAATATGAAAAATATGATACAACTGTAACACCTAATGTGGGGTTAGGAATTTTTGCTTATGAATATTTTACTGTAATACAATCAGAATTCCTTTACAGTTTAGATTCTTCAAAAAGCAGTTTACATAGTGATAGAGATTATGAAGTTGGTATTGTATATGAAGATGATTATGGAAGAGCAAGTACCGCTTTAGTAGATACAAATAATACAGTATATATTCCTTGTGACAATTCTATTACAAAAAACACAATTAAAGTTACACTAAATAGTTACCCTCCTTTTTGGGCTACTAAATATAAGTTTGTTTTAAAACCATCTAAAGACGAATACAGAACAGTTTACTCTAACATATTTTTTCAAGAAGAAGAAACTGGTAATGTGTGGTTTAAATTAGAAGGAGATAATAAATCTAAAGTTGTTTTAGATGAAAACTTAAAAGTAAAAACAGATACCAATGGACCAGTACTTAGATGTGTTGAAACAAAAGTTTTAGATTATGGAAGTCAAGTAGAAAACTGGCTTTGTCAAAGAGCAAGCGATGGTACTTTAATAGATGACACTTGTTCTCAACCAACAGGAGTTTATATGCAGCTTAGACCAAGTAATTTTTCAGCTGGTGTTGCAGAAGATGCATTAATAAATACTGGGGAAGATGGATGTAAAGGATCTTATTGTGCTGTAAAGTATGATGTATCTATTCCTAATCCAGATACAACTGGACCAACAAATTTATTTATACCATATACTATACCAGCAGGAAGTCTTGTTACAATAAAACTTGAAGCAAATAGATTTAAAAGAGGATCTAAATGTGGAGGTAGACGATATCTTTTTGATAAAACTTTTACAGCAAGTCAAGATTATGATAGTATGTATGCTTTTGTAGAAGGTGATAATATTGATTTAACAGCTGGAATTAGTTCAGGAAGTGACGACACTATAAATAACGTTAATCAACCTAGTACATTATATCCTTATTTTACATCATTAGCAACTGGAGGTCAAACTTACATTACTTTTCAAACAGATGCTGCAAACGGTAAAATGTATCTTGTTTTTCAAAATGGAACTCCTAATTGTGGATCACCAAATAAAAGAAATTCTTATGGTAATGTACAAGTTATAGCTCAAAGAGCAACTACATTAATGGTTTTTGAAACTGAAGCAAAAGATGCTAATACTGAGCTTTATTATGAAAACGAGCAAGTTTTTAATATAACTGGAGGGTACCATCAATCAGGAACAGATGCTACTGATCAAAATCAAACAGTAAGTTTACCAGCTGTAGTTAATTTAACTTTTTCTAATTGTTTTACTTTTGGAAATGGAGTAGAGTCTAATAGAGTATTAGATGCTTTAACTACACCTAGTTTTACTATAGGCGAAAAAGTAACTTCTGTTTCTCAAGAAGAATACAAAGAAGTTCATAGATTTAGTGATATAACATATAGTGGTAATTTTAATAAAGAATCTAATGTAAATAAGTTAAACGAGTTTAATTTATCTTTAGGTAATTATAAGGCTTTAGAAAGTTCTTATGGTCCAATTAGAAAATTACACGCAAGACAAACAGACATACTTACTTTACAAGAAGATAAAATATCTTATGTATTAGTAGAGAAAAATTTACTTTCTGATGCTGCAGCTGGTGGAGCTGTAACTTCAATACCTGAAGTTTTAGGTACTCAGTTAGCCAGAATAGAAGAGTATGGTATAAGTAATAATCCTGAAAGCTTTGCTTCTTATGGTTATGATGTATATTTTACTGATGCTAAAAGAAGTTCTGTTATAAATATTAGAGGTGGAGTAAGTGCTAAGTCAGATAAACTACAAGTTATATCTTCATTAGGTATGCGTAGTTGGTTTAGAGATTTATTTACAGAAAGCTTTGATACTCAAAAATTAGGAGGATATGATCCTTATATGAATGAGTTTGTTTTAAGTAGTAATACAGAAAAAGTACCAGTACCACCAACAAATAGAGATTGTGGTTATGAAGTTAGACAGTCTAACTCAAGTGAGGCTACATCTTTTAATATAGATTGTACATCACTTATAGGTGATGTTGCTTGTGTTTATAATTTTGATTCAGGCTCTGCTGTTTTATTAGTTAATTACAATGGTGTTGCTGTTGTTAATCAAACAATAAGTGGAACAGGAACTGTAACTTGGAATAAAGGACAATCTTTTCCAACTGCTGCTCAAGTAACTATTACACCTACAGCTGCAACATACTCATTATCATTAGGCTGTCCTCAAACACAAAACTTAACAGTAAAACGTATTGTTATAAATTCTGCTGGAGATGCTAGTTTAACTTCTAGTGTTAGATACAGATGGGCTGATGGAACAACTACAAGTCCTTATCAAAGTGATAACATTATATTAGAAGAAGATGGTGTTTCTTTATTTGCTTCACAATTAGGACCGTCTTCATTTGGAACTATTCCAGTTAGTGGCGCAACTGTAACAATGCAAAATTTACAATCTGTTGGAGAAACTTTTGTTTTTGATCCTTTAGCAGATAAATTTAAATACTTAGTATCTAACACTAATTACAACGAAGCGGATGTAAATACATTGATACCATTGTTAAATAATGCTACTCCAATTACAAATGTTAGTGGTAATACTTATCAATCAAGTTTTACTTATACTAATGCATCAAATGATGATTATTTATATTTAGTTTGGGATTATAGAGTTGCAACAGCAATTGAGTTATGTTATGATGCTACAAGTTCTTCTAATTCTTGTTGCGACTGTGGTACAAATGCTCCAGTTTGTCCAGACAGAACTTTAGTTTTTCAAGTTTGTAATAGTAATTCAGCACGTGATGATAATTTTGATGTATATTTAAATAACAATTATATAGGTGCTTTAGATTTAAATTCAAACACTCAAGCAGGATCTGTATTTATAGCTTCTACTAATACAAGCTCTGCGGTAACAAGCAGTGATTTTGTTTGTCCTTTAAATCTTATGGTTACATATCATTTTGATCCTAATTTTGTTGTAGGAGGAGCAAATACTTTAGAATTAAGAAACACACAATCTAATAACAATGGTAATTACGGTACAATAGGATTAAGAAATTATTTAACAACAGGAAATGTTTTAAACAGTCCTTGTGTTGTAGATAATTTGGTATACTCAGGATCAACAGGATCTAGTTTTTCATTAACATTTAACTACACTGAGTGTTGTCCATAAACAAAAAATAATATGAGTTTAGTAAATAAATATATTGATTCTGTAAGTTTTTTAACTGCTACTGCCGTTTATGACGATATTAATTTAACGACAAAAGCAACAGATGGTTATTATCAATTTGGAGGTCAATATAGAAGACAGGTGTCAGGATCATTATTAACAGCAACTGTATGTAGTGATTGTTTTACTTTTGATTCTTTAGACTATAGCGCAACAAGCTCAAGTGATTTATGTTGTTTAGTTCAAACACCAGCGCAATACTTTTATCCAACTGGATTAACATTTTTAAATACAACTAATATTTATACAGATGTAAATTTAACGAACGTTGCACCTGATGGATTTTATAGTGAGCCAGGTGGTAGTCAGTTTAGACAAATTAGCAGTAGTGTTTTAGGTTCATTACAATCTTGTTCAAGTTGTTATACAGCTAGAACTCTTGCTTTTAGTTCTGTATCAGCTACAGATGTATGTTGTAATTTACCATCAAGTAATAGCTATTATGTTGATTATGGAACAACTTTACTTACTACTAGTAGTATATATTCAGACACTTCAGGAACAATTGCAGCTGATGGATTCTATAAAGAAACAAGCGGTAATACCTATAGAGAAATGTCATCTAGCGTGTTAGCGGCTCAAAACCCTTGTAATCCTTGTGGCGGAACTAATTCTTGGAGAGCTACTGAATGTGGTGGTGGTGCTGGAGTTTATTACTTAAACCAAACAAGTGGTTTCCAAGGTTCAGCTTCAATAGTACTGGCTTATGGATATACAGTTGGAGATGTTGTTTGGGTTAAACAAACATCAACTGGAGTTATTACTTGTGCTACAATACAAGCAATATCATCTACACCTCCTAATTACTTTATAGATGAAGCAGCAAATAGTGGGAATGGTCCTTATAATGATTGTACTTCTTGTGCAGTACCTTAAAATAAAATTATGCCAAATTATACACTAACACATAGTCAAGACGTTCAGGGATGGCCTTCGTTTTATAGTTACTTTCCTGAATACATTATGGGTATGAATCAGTATTTATATACTTTTAAAAACGGAGATTTATATCGACATAATACTAATACTCTTAGGAATAATTATTACAATGTTCAGTATAACTCTACAATTACAAGTGTGTTAAACGATCAACCGCTTGAAAATAAAGTTTTTAAAACCATAGAGTTAGAATCTGATTCTAGTTGGGATGCAACTTTTTTAACTGAGTTACAGTCTGGCAGTATTAATGCTAGTTACTTTTCTTTAAAAGAAGGTTCTTATTTTAGTTTTATCAGATATAATCAAAATCAAGAAAATTTAAACTTAAGATCTACTCAAGGTATAGGAACTTGTGCTAATGTAACCGGAAGTGTTGCTGCACCACCTATGGCTATTGAATTTAATTTTTCAGTTGATTCTATACTTAATATAGGTGCAACTGCATATAAAATTAATTCTGGAGTTTTAGTGGAGTTAGGTCCAGTAACAGCAATATCTGAAAACAGAAGAATTGTTACAATATTAAATCCTGTTGCTAATGCAGTTGGTGGTGATAGTATAGTATACTTGAAAGACCCAGTAGCTGAGTCTTACGGTATGTTGGGTTATTATTTAGAGTTTACTTTAACAAACACTAGCACCTCAGCAACTGAGTTGTTTGCTGTAAATAGTCAAGTCTTCAAAAGTTATCCATAGATTTTTGTATCTTTGCTTTAATGGGATTTACGATAAAAAAATTAAGTATTACTGATTACGATGAAATTTTAGTAAATTGGTGGAATGATTGGAGATGGAAAGCTCCTCCTAAAGATTTTTTACCTGAAAATGGTAAAGGTGGATATATTATTTACGATGAAGATATTCCTGTTTGCGCAGGTTTTATTTATGTGACTAATTCTAAAGTAGGATGGTGTGATTGGATTATTTCTAATTTTAATTATAAAGATAAGGTAAAAAGAAAAGAAGCTTTAAAAAAGCTTATATTAACTTTAACTCAAACTTTAAAAATTAGTAAATGTAAGTATGCTTATGCTTTAATTAAATCTGATTCTTTAATAAATATTTATAAAGAAGAAGGTTATTTAGAAGCAGGGCAATACAATAAAGAAATGATAAAAATATTATAATATGGCAGCAATAACATCAACAGTTTTAGCAGTAGGCGGAATGGCTTACAAAGGTTTTTCAGCTATAGATGCAGCTAAATCACAATCCAGGGAAGCTGGAAGACTACAGGATCAAGCAGATGAATTAGAAAGACAAGCTCTAGCAGATTTAGAACAAAACAGATTAGAAGCAGTACAAGTTCCTTTACAAATATTTGATACTGCTAATGAATTACAAACATTAGATGGTTCTACTATTTTAGAAGCAGCAGCTGAGGGAGACCTAAGAGGTGTTCAAGCAACGGCTGGTAAAATAAAAGCAACTCAAGATGCAGCAAGAACTGAAGCTAGAGACACTGTTGCTGACATTAAATTAGATTTAGATACTCAAACAGCAAAAGAAGGTAATAGAAAAGGTGAGTTAGTGTCTGGTATGAAAGATGAAAGAGCCATAGAAATGTCTTTAGAGGCTGATGCTATGCAAGCAAATGCAGATGCTTTAGAAATGGCAGGAACTGGTGATTTAGTATCAGCTGGTGTTTCCGCTTTTAGCGCTTTAACTCCAGCTTTTGGAACTAAAGCAGGTAAAGTTGCTGATGGACTTATAAAAGATGATCCAACTCTTACTAAAACAGCAGCTAATAAACTAGCAGCTGAAATGATTGCAGATGGAACAGTACCTCAAACAGGGTTTCAAAAAGGTCTTGCTTCAGTTGGTGGCGCTTTTAAAAATGCTTTTTCAACAGTTAAAAACACAACAAGTGATCTGTTTTCTAAAGAAAATATGGAAACTGTTGCTCAACTAGCAAAAGATGCAGGGTTATCCATTAAAGAATTTTTAGCTAAGCTGAATACAAAATAGTAATTATATGGCGGATAGATTAGATATTGCAAAATTTAAACAAGAACAGGGTTTATTAAAAGGCAAAGGTTTACCAAGTCAAGCACTTGCTGAAGGGATTTCAGGATTATTATCTGGTATTGATAAAGATGTACAAGATAAAAGAGAAACTCGTCAAGCGTTTAAAGAAGAAGGCGCATCTGATATAAGAGATCTTAGATCTTTAAGAGCAGAAGCAGAGAAAGGAGGAGCAACAGCTGATAAAAGTTCTTCAGGACAAAGTATTAAGTTAGGTGATATACCAACTAGTACTACATTAGCTAACTGGACATTAAGTCAATTAGATGGATTTATACAAGATTCTTACGACCAACAAGAAGTTGTAACTTCTGGTTTAGGAGGTCCGTTTGCTGTAAGAGATTATGGTATTTTTAAAAACAATCAAAAACAAACTTGGCAAGCTGTTAAAGGAAGAGCTGACGCTGCAGGTGCAGAGTTAGAAGAAACTAAAAAAAGAGCGCAAGGTTATACTAATGATGATGGTGTTTTTGTTCCTCCAACTGCAGGAGCAGGAGAAGCAGCTTTTCAAAGATATCAAAGTATTATAGGCGATTTAAATAACACTAGAGTAAGATCTGGTGAAGATGGTATGGGTATTGTTGAAGTTTATCAAACAGTATACGACCCAGCTACAGGTGTTCAAAAAAGAGTATTAGATGAAGATGGTAATCCAATTATAAATAAAAATGTTAGCGGGACAAGCGTAATGGCTTTAATGAATAAAGAAAATTCAAGATGGCAAAAAACAGATGTTATTGGTGCTGTTGATAAATCTTTTGGTGAAGATATTATTGCTTCTTATGAGGTTTCTATAAACCATCCAGGTTATATAAAGGGTAGTAGTAGAGAAGACAATATTAGACGTAATCCAAGTTTTATTAGATATCAAGACACTTTCATTGAAAAAACATTACCTAATAATAGAGCTGTTTCTAGTACTTTAACAGATAATTATAATGGACAATTTTATCAATTAGACCCTAATCAATCAGTTAAAGGAAAAGTTATAGATCCATCCGATAACAAAGAAAAAGAAGGTTATATAATTGACGGTAAATATTTAGCAAATTTAGATGAAACTGTTACTGTTCAAGTTCTTACAGGATATGATAGTGATGGAAAACCAATATATGAATCTAAAAGCGCTCCTAAATATATAACTTCAAAAGTAGAAGGAGATGGCATTGTTGTTCAAACTACAGACGAACATAAAGCAGCGGCATCAGGAATTGTAAGAGGAGCTATTGATGGTAAAATAGGAAAAGGAATTGAAGCTGGTGTAGCTATTGAACAGTTTGATCCTTATAGAGCAAGCAGGGTAGCGTCTAAAGATAGAGAAAATAAAGGTGTTGATTTGTTTAAACAAATTACAAGAAGTTATGATGGTAAAGGTGATGATGTTAAAAACGCAGTAGAAAACCTTATGATTAGTAGTGGATTTAAATTTAATGAAACTATATCTGATAAAGATGATGATGGAACTGTGCTTTCTCAAACATATCAAGTAAATAAAGGAGATGGAGTATTTAAGTCATTTAAGGTTACATTACAAAATCCAAATCCTAAATATAAAGAAGGTGGCACAGAACCTAAATATATTCCTATATCTAAATCAGAGTACGAAGATAAGATGTACGAGTTATTTAAAGGTAAAGATGACAACAGTTCTGTTTCGGAAGCTAGAAAAAACTATAGCGCAAATAAAAATAACAAATATTCTCCAACAGGTACTTTTAATGCAAAAGGAGACAGAAATATGGCTGTTGAGACTACAGAGAATGTAGATGTTGCAGAAATTCCTGAAGTTACTGCAAATAGTGCAATAGGCGAAGGTGAAAATGCGATTTCTGCTGTTGAGTTTGTAGTTAATTCTGAAGGATTTCAAGATATAAAAAGGAATTGGACTACAGGTGGCGCTAGTGACAGTGAAGGAGATGCGTTTGCAAACTCCCTTGATAGTGCATTTAGAGAGCTTGCAAAAGGACAAGGAGCTAACCAAGGAGGTGATATTACTTTTGTAAGAAATGGTAATAATATAGAAATAAAACAGGGTGAAACTGTTGTTGAAACAATAGCATATAATGTTAATGATGAAGATTTAAAACAAAATGTTCAAACAGCTTTAGATGCTGCAGCAAAAGCAGGTTTACCTGGAAGAGCGTCAGGAACTAGAAAGAAAAGAAGTATAGGCGGAAATGAAGTAGATGAATTTGGAATACCAATAGAATAATAACACACAAGAATGGAAGACGAATTATTATTTGAAACCCCTAATGGGTCTGTAATTACGGAGAGTGAAGCTAAATCTAAATACGGAGATAGATTTCAGGGGTTGTTAGATGGAGGAACTTTTAAACAAACAGATAAGCCACTTACTCAAAAAGATAAGCCTAAAGAAGAAGTTAAAATTAATTTTGATATTGAGGCGTTTTATATTAGCCCTAATGGTAGTGAGATAACCGGAGCAGATGTTGTTAAAAAGTATGGAAATCGTTCACAGTCTTTAGTTGATGATGGTACATTAAAAAAAAAAGATTCGTCTGTCGATTCCACTGGGGGAATGGAAAATACGGGTGGCACTACACCAGTTCTCGAAATACCAGATACCTTATTGGAATCTGGAGGTCTGCTAAATAACAACACAGAATTAAATTCTATTATGGTTGGAGAAGTTCCCTTCTCACAACTTTCTCCTCAAGATCAACAATCTTTTTATGAAGAAATTGAAAGATTAGAAAAAGTTGAAAAACAAAACAAAGCTATAGCCGATAATCCTTATGGTGTTGAGGCTAAAATTCCTTTAAAAATTGAAGGACTAGAACCTGAAAACGGACAAGATCCTATTATTGCTGCTGCTCAAGAACTGCATAATAAAAAATACGCTCCTACAGATTTTTCTAAACTTATTAATGGTGTTGAAGATACAGAAAAAAAAGATTCATCTAATAGAATTGATTTATTAAAAAACTTTCAAGACTCCAAGGGTAATACTAATTTATCTTTTACAGAAGACGGAAAAATAGTTGGTAATAGACAAAAAATTATCGGTAATGAATCTGAAACAAAAAAAGAAAAATCTTGGTTTGATAAACTAATGATGAGTTCAGAAGAAGCCGAAGAAATAGAAAAAGCTAAAACAATAAATCCAGAGTTATTATCTAAAATGGATATAGATGTTTCTGATTATCAAGCTTGGGAAGATGAAAACACAAAAGAAGATGGATACTTATATCAACAAACTCAAGACTTATTAAATACAGATACTGATAATGATTATTTAAACGATAAAAGAAATTTTAAAAAATTATCTGCATATGTAAATAGTATGGGTGATGAAATA